CCGGAATCATCAAGGCTCTTGGCTTAACGGCTTGGGGGACTTGATGGGGCGATCTGGATTATCTTTGGGCCGGCATTTCCTGCTTTCAGACAATGGCGGCGCGCCTGGACGGGTGCGCTTTTTGTCGCAGGCGATTGAGCTGGCCGAGGGCCAGAAGCAGACGTGGGTGACGGTGACCCGGACGGGTGACTTTAGCGATCCGCGCTATGGCGCTTTTTCGATCACGCCGGTGATGCTGGCGCAAATGGTGAGCAACTTTGACAAGCGGGTGGCCGGGCAGGACATCTTTGTCGATGTGGCGCACAGGCACAGCGATGGCGCGGCGGCGAAGGTGCTCAGGCTTACCGTGGAAGCGGGCAAGCTGCGGGCGCTGGTGGAGTGGACGCCGTTTGGCGTGGACGCTGTGCAGAACCGTGGCTTTCGCTACTTCAGCGCTGAATTCCACGAGAACTGGACCGACAACGAGCAGGGCGCGGCGCATGGCGCGGTGCTGCTGGGCGCGGCGCTGACGATTCGGCCTGTGATCAAGCACCTGGAGCCGGTGCAACTGGCCACCCCTGACCTGGACGATGACCACGCGGCGCCTGCGCGCTACCTGATCTCGCAAAACCTTCTCAAACAACTTACGGACACTGACATGAACAAATATCTGCAAGCGCTGCTGGCGCGATTGATTACCCTTGGCTTTACCGATGTGACGGGCAAGCCCTTCACGGATTTGCTGACGCTGCAACTGGCTTCGCTGAATGACGATGACACCAAGTGCCTGGCGGCGGTGGAGGGGGTGAAGTCTGCCGCCATGCAATTGGCCGATCAAACCAAAAAAGACCGCGAGCTGCTGTTGGGTGAATCGCTGGCCGGATTTATGAACCGACGCATCGAGAAGCTGGCAACTGGATCAAAAACACGCCAGGACGTGATCGGCGCCATGGGCAGCGCTGCAGGCATTGACCCCGGCACTGTGAATCAGATCCTCAACGGGTCGATTGACTGCCCGCCCATCGAGCGGCTGGCTGGCTTTGCCAAGGCACTAGGCGTTTCTGAAGATCAGATTCGATCGCTGGCTGAAAAAGACGGATGCAAGTATCCAAAACAAACTTCGGAACAGGACCAAGGGGAAATCACCATGAACAAAGATGACGTGAAAAAGATGTTGAGCGAAGCCCTGTCCGCTCGCGACACCGCGCTGGCCACGGCCAGCACCACGCTGGCGGCCAAGCACAAGCTGCTGAGCGACACGATTGCCGAGGGCGACAAGACGCTGACGCCCGAGGGCGTGAAGAAGTTTGCCGAGGACTATGCGCCGATGGTGCTGGCCGAAACCAGCGATGCGCAGGTGTTGCACCTGGCCGCGCTGGCGGTGAAGCAGGCGCAGGCGCTGGGCGCGGCGACCAAGCTGGCGGGGCTGGGCTACAACCCTGCGAGCGGCAGCGTGCATATCAGCGTGGACAGCGGCAACTCTATCAAGGCGCTGCAAGCCACCATTGACCAGCGGCTGGGCTTTGTGGAGACCGATGCGCGGCGCTTTGACCGCACCGGCGGCACGCTGCTGGCGGCGAACAAGGCGTTTGCCGAGAAGGCGTTGGAGCAGTTTGACGCAGAAAACGGCCACAAGCTGGACCGCGAGCACAAGGCGCTGGCGGCGGGCACGGGAACGATCAGCGATGTGGCGGTGCCGGTGATTGCCGAGCGCACGGTGCTGCGCGAGGCGCTGTACAACCTGAACAGCCTGAACTTTGTCAATGTGGGAACGGCGCCGTTTGCGAACGTGATCACCATTCCCTACAGCTTTCGCGACACGACGGCGGCCGGGATGAGCGCGCTGCGGCGCTATGAGGCGCAGGCGATCCGCCGGGCGGGCGTGGTGCAGACGAGCGAAGAGGCGCGGCCGATTCCGCAAAAGCTGGCGTTTTTGATCAGCTCTGAGCTGCAACTGCTGATGGGCGCGAGCGTGATTGACTTTGACCCGATCAGCGAGAACATCCGCAACATCGTTCGCATCGTGGGCGAGGACACGGAAGCGATCAACATGAACGAGATCGTGAACGCGGCGGATGAATTCAGCGTTACCACGATCACCGACACGCTGACGGCGCAGGCGCAGGGCACCAACACGGTGTTTGTGACGACCAAGTTCCCGGTGGTGCGCCCGCGCAAGGTGTTTGACCTGAAGGGTGTGCAGCAGGGCGCCACGGTGAACCCGATTGTGGTGACGCTGGGCGGCAGCGTGAAGGCCGAGTACCTGCTGCCTGCCGATGGCAGCGCGCTGGGCGCTGGCACTTACTACACCATGGACTACAACATGGGCGAGCTGCGCTTTGTGACAGAGGCGGGCGTTTCGGTGGTGCCGGCCAATTTGACCACGCTGACGGTGGCTTACAGCTACAGCAATAACCGCACGACCTTCAACACCGACGCGGTGGGCGGCGAGCTGATTGGCGGGCTGTACGACCGGCTGCTGATAGCGATTGGCAACCGCAAGGTGGTGGTGGGGACCGACCGCTTTTACAACCCGAACATGGTGCTGATGAGCAACGCGATTGACAACGCGCTGAGCCAGGCCACCAGCTTTACGGCGAACGGCGCGCGCAACGGCACCGGCCTGAACGCGGACGGCAGCGTGGGCATCACCAAGGGCATGAGCACCTTCAACCCGACGGCGCCGGGCCTGCAGCTTGCCGACACGCGGATCATGGTGGGCGAGCGCGGCAACACGCGGTTCCGCATGGTCAAGCCGTTTGCGATGAACCCGATCGAGCAGGCGCGCGACAGCACAGGCAAGTTCACGGACCAGCGCGAGAGCTTTGGCACGCAGTTCGTGGTGAGCCATACGCCGACGCAGATCAAGGGCTCGGTCAGCTCGATCATCTTGTTCAGCACGGCCGGGCGCGTGGCCCGGGTGGCTTAAACGGCTGATTGAGAGCGGCGCGGCAATCCAGGATTCATGGATTGCCGCGCTGCGCTCGCAATGACACAACCGGAGCGCTGTGATGAAAAAATATGTTGAGAACGACACCGCCCACATGATTTACGTGGGCGGCTGCGCCATTGCGCCGGGTGAGGGGCGCGAGGTGGAGGCGCCGGGCGAGGCGCGGGAGGCTGCGCCGGCGCCGGCTGAGCCGACGCTGGCCGAGCAGGTGGCGCTGATGCTGAAGGATTCGGTGAAGAAGATCAGCGCCAGCCTGGACGCGCTGAACGGCGACACGCTGGACACCATGGCCGAGCTGGAGGCGGCGGCGGACAAGCCGCGCTCGACGCTGCTGGAGGCGATTTCTGATGAAAAGATCAAGCGCGCCAATGACGCGCTGGCCAGCGACCCGCTGTAAGGCTGACCGATGGCCGGCTCGATGTCGCTCGTTGATCTGGTGGCTGACTTCAAGCGCAGCCTGCACGATAGCGCGACGGTGTTTGATGCCGCGAATGATGCGGACTTTGCGCGCTTTTTGACGCTGGCCCTGCCTGACATGCAGGCCAAGCGGCCGGTGACCAAGCTGGGTTCGGTGACGCTGGTGGCGGATGTGCCGCGGGTGGCGCTGGGCGTGCTTAACGTGGGTTTTTCGGCGTTCAAGACTTATCTGTGGGGCGATGCCCGGGTGTTCAGGCCCTGGGAGCCGGCCTGGCCGGGCACGCTGCCACGGGTGGGCGCCACTTTTGCCGACGGGCAGTGGTGGCTGGTGTTTACCCCGGCGCCGACGGCCAAACAGATCAGCGCCCACGGCTCCCAGTTTGATTTTTGGTATTACGCCGAACACGCCATTGGCACACTACCGGCTGACACGACCATTAACCGGCAGGACCGTGGGCTGCTGATGCTGCGGGCGCAGGCCGAGGCGATGCGCGAGCTGGCGATTCGCAATGCGGCCAAGCCGGTGCAACTGCGCGACGGGCTGAGTGGTGCGCCGCGCAACAGCACGCCGGCGGCGCTGCACCAGGAGCTGATGCGCCAGTTCGAGGCGGCAAGATGACCGTGACGCACAACGCTTATGTGATTGCGGCGCGGCTGGAGCGGGCGGGGCCTGACATGGAGGCTGCGCTTTTTGGCGAGCTGGAGGCGCAGGCGCAAAAGATTGCCAACCGGATGAAAAGCGAAGCGCCGAAGTTCCAGAGCGTGCTGACCAACAGCATTCATGTGGAGACGCCGGCGCCGAATGAGCGTTTTGTGGCGCCTCGCGTTGACTATGCGCAAGCGGTGCATGACGGCATGAAGCCGGGCAAGGGCCTGCCGCGCTTTTTTGACCCGGAGGCGGAAGACATTGTGAAGTGGCTGGAAAGCAAGGTGAGCACTGTAAGGCGGGCGCGGCTGGGATCCAAGCGGTTCACTGCGCAGGAGCTGGAGCTGCGCGACCGCTATTTCGGCCTGAGCTGGCATGTGCGCCACCACGGCACCAAGGGCAACCCGTTTGTGGCGCGCACGCATGAGCAGGTGGCCGCTAGCGTGGCGCTGGCGCTGAAAGATGCGGCGCTGCGCGGCCTGCAGGCGGGCGGCGGGAGCGCGCTGGCATGAGTTACGAAACCGTGATGGCCGGGGTGGCAGCGGGCCTGGGGGCGGCGCTGCCAATGAGAAATGTGCAGCGCGGGCTGGTGCTGGATGCGGCGAGCCTGAACAACAAGCAGCTCGAGCAGGGCGTGCTGTGCCTGGTGAGCCAGGGCGGCGGCGCTTTCTGGAATTACCAGGGGCGCGAAGGCGACGGCGGCGATCTGGACGTGACGGTGGTGGGCTTTGTGAAGGTTGGCGAAAAAACGCCGACCGAGGCGATCGAGCAGGCCGAGCTGGCGCTGGTGGAGGACGTGCTGGGCTGGTGCCGCGGCATTGGCCCGGGGGACGCGCCGCTGGACGCGGTGATTCCGCAGAGCTGGCGCCAGAGCGGGCAGCTTGAGCATCCGTTTGGCTGGGTGGCGATGAAGCTGAAGGTGAGGTGGCTGTGAGC